GACGACTCCGGGATCCCCTCGCAGACCTGGGGCGGGTACTTCTGATGGGCCGCCTGGACTGGAAGCGGTCGGGGCGGTTCAACGCCAACTACGAGACCACCGAGATGATGGCGTCCCTGCGGGGGCGCCAGCACGAGACCGGCGAGATGGTCCAGTACTACCGCTACTCCCACAGCGACCCGGCCGGGGAGGACCTGTACGACGAGGCGACGGGGCAGGGCAAGACGTTCATCGGCCCGTACCGGATCCCGGCCCTGCATGTCATCCACAGCCAGGGCGCTGCGCAGGACACCCCGCAGGGTCTGTACACCGTCGACAACATCTCCCTCACCTGCTCGTTCGACAGCCTGCGGAAGATGGGATTCACGGACCAGGACATCGACCACGGCAAATACCTGGTGGACCGGCTCGTCTATGACGCCTCGGTTTTCCGCGTCACGTCGATTGCTGTTCTGGGCCAGATTCAGAACCGGGACATCATCGTCAGTATCGAGTGCGTCCAGATGAAGCCGGACGAGCTGGTCAACGATGTTCAGTTCGCTCACTGGTCCCAAGCCGTCTGACTATAAACTTCTCCACCTTTCTTGGGATCCTGAATGGCGGAAGACTTCTGCTATTCGAGACCCGTGAGGCCCGCTTTGCCATGGCTCATCAACGAGGACCGCGCCGTTAAGGCGAAACTCCAGGGTCTCTCTGTCACTGACGCGAATGCACCGGACGGCCGACCCGTTCCGGTGCGTTACCGCATTCCCGAGACGGAGCTGGCCAAGCAGACCTTCCCCCTGGTGGTCATCGAGCACGCGGGTATCGAGAAGGCCGACGAGCGGGAGCACCGTGGCCCTGTCTTCCTGCCGTACGCGCCCGAGGGCAAGCCCGGCTGGTGGGCGGAGGGAGACACCTCCTACGACGTCACCGAGTCCCCGTACCTCGTCGAGTATCCGGTCCCCTTCGACCTGCGGTACCGCGTCATGGTCTTCACCCGTCTCGCGGAGCACGACATAGCGCTGGCGTCTTCGATGATGCAGCGCGACCGTCTCCCGGCGCGTTTCGGCTTTCTGGAGATTCCCGAGGACGGGACGGTACGGCGCCTGGACCTTCTCGGTGGACCCGAGCTGGCCGACACCCGTGACGAGAACGGCAAGCGCCTGTTCCGTCGCGAATACCTGATCTCTGTATCCAGCGAAATGCTCCAGTCCGATGCCGAGTCCTACGTGAAGGCGACCGGTGTGGCGCTGGACTTCGAGTACTCCACGGACCACGTAATCCGCCCATGAACCGTACCCAGGATTCGTAACCCCAGGAATTCCTTTTACCCAGGAGAAACAGATGACTGTCTACAAGCGGCCTGGTGTTTACATCAGCGAGACGCTGACTCCGCTCAGCCAGACCGTAACCACGCCCGGCGAGTCCGTCGCGGCCTTCGTCGGCACGAACAAGCAGGGCGGGCCGCTGGCCCCCACGCTGGTGTCGTCCTGGTCGCAGTACGTGGCCACCTTCGGAGGCTTCGGGGACACGAGCGAGTACCTGCCGTTCAGCGTCTACCAGTACTTCAACAACGGCGGCAGCGGTGCCTACATCGTGCGTGCGGCTGCGGCCGACGCGGTCGCGGCAAGCATCTCGCTCGACGACACCGAGGCGACTCCCGAGCCGACCCTGAAGATCACCGCGATCTCTCCGGGCTCCTGGGGCAACACGGTCTACGTGGACGTCACGGCGGCCTCGTCCGGCGGTGGCCGCTTCGACCTGTACGTGTACGTGGGCGGTGACACGGCGGCCTTCCTCAAGGAGCGCTTCCCGGACGTCTCCCTGGACCCGGCCGACTCCCGCAACGCCACCGCGCTGATCAACTCCCCGGTCACCGGCTCGTCCTTCATCCAGGTCCAGAGCCTGCTTAATACCGCGTGGGTGCCGACCCACGCCCCGGCCATCCAGTCCGGTGTCGCCCTGGCGGGCGGTTCGGACGGTGTCGCTGCCGTGGACCTGGCGTCCGCGACGGAGCGGCTGGAAGTCGTCGAGGCGAACCTGGTCCTCAACCTCCCGGGTGTCACCGACGCGACCGTCCTGAACCCGATCATCGAGTGGGCCGAGGAGCAGGGCAGCGTGTTCGTCGTCGTGGACGGCGTGAAGTCGACCTCGGCCGACAACGCCCACTCCTACGCGCTCTCGCTCCAGGGCATGTCCACGGGCGGCTCGGCGCTGCGTGCGTCCTCGTACGCGGCCGTCTACGGGCCGTGGCTGATCGTCAACGACCCGGCGACCACTGCGTCCGGTTCGGCCCGTCTGCTGCCGCCTGGCGGCGCGGTGCTCGGCCAGTACGCGCGCACCGATGCCTCGCGTGGGGTGCAGAAGCCTCCGGCCGGTATCGACACCGTCCTCAAGGGCGTGCTGGACACGGAGTTCCGGTTCTCCAACGACGACCAGGACGCGCTGAACGTCGCGGGCGTCAACGTGCTGAAGTCGCTGCCGGGCACGGGCTTCGTCATCTACGGCGCCCGGACGCTGTCGACGGGCATGCCGGACCGGTACGTCTCCATCCGCCGGTCGCTGATGCTGATCAAGAAGGGCATCCTCGACGCGACTCGCTTCGCGGTCTTCGAGCCCAACGACTCGATCCTGTGGGACCAGATCAACGCGGTCATCACGCAGTACCTGCTCACCCTGATGCAGACGGGTGTGCTGGCCGGGACCACGCCGGACCAGGCGTACTTCGTCACCTGCGACTCCTCGAACAACACCGCCGCCTCCGTGGCCAACGGCGTCGTGAACATCTCCGTCGGCGTCGCGGTTCAGACCCCGGCCGAATTCATCGTCATCGAAATCGGCCAGTACTCGGGTGGGTCCTCCGCGACCGACTCGACGGCCACTTCCTGAGAGGTAACTGACTGATGGCTACGACCACTTCGACCGTGGGGCACATCGCAACGGACCCGTTGCGTAACTTCAAGTTCCAGGTCCAGATCCAGCACCCGGGCATCAAGGGCTTCGCCCGCATGGGCTTCATGTCCGTTTCGGGACTGAACGTCACGACTGAGGTCATTCCATACCGTGAAGGCGGTATGAATACCACTACGCAGAAGATGCCCGGACAGTCCGACTTTGCCCCGATCACGTTGTCCAAGGGCCTCGCGGTCGGCGACAGCCAGATGATGGACTGGATGCGCCAGTTGTTCACCGTCATCCAGGGCACCGGCACCGGAAAGGCCGGAGCGGAATTCCGGCACATGGTCGACGTCAAGGTGCTCGACCACCCGGTGACTTCCGGCTCCACTCCCGCCAAGGCCGCATTCCGCATTTACAACGCGTGGCCCACGGCGGTTGCCTTCTCGGACCTCGACGCCGGAGCCAACGCGATCGTCGTCCAGCAGATGACCCTCGCCCACGAGGGCTTCGAGTTCAAGTTGGCTAACAGCACCGGCTCGTCTTCCGTTAGTTTCTAATAGCGGATTCCCGAGACTCGACTAGGAGCATCACCAGTGGCTAACGACCTTAATACCGAGGGGTACACGAACCCCCTCAACAACCCCGGCGCATCGAACGCTGCCATCGCGGCGATTCTGAATGACAACGGGGGACAGGTCGCCAAGCCCGAGATCACCCTCCCGGCAGGCGGTAATTTCAGCCTGCCGGGAGGCTATGTTCTGGGCGGCGACTACGCATCCGTCCGCTACGACGCCGACGTCCGCGAACTGACCGGCGCCGATGAGGAAGCCCTCACCAAGGCCCGCTCCGGCGGCCTCGGCAAGTACATCGCCACCCTGCTCTCGGCAGGCACCGTCTCCGTGGGCGGCGAGCAGGCCAGCACCACCCTGCTGTCCAACCTCCTGCTCGGCGACCGCGACATGCTCCTGATGGAGATCCGCCGCGCCACCTACGGCGACGAGATCGTCTGGGACCGCTACTCCTGCCCGTTCTGCGGCGACGAGTTCCGCCTGTCCGTCACCCTCGACGAGATCCCCGTCCGGCGCCTGGAAGACCCCGCCTCCCGCATCTTCGAGGTGGCCCTGCGCAAGAACCGCAAGGCGTTCGTACGGCTGCCCGTCGGCAGTGACCAGGAAGCCCTCCTGGCCGTCGCGGACCGCACCAGCGACTCCGAGCAGAACACCCTCCTGCTCTCCCGGGTTCTCATTTCCGTGGTCGAAGCGGACGGCACCGAGAATGCCGTCTCCGGTAATCCGGAGTTCGCCCGGTCTCTCGGCATCGCGGACCGCCAGACGATCCTCGACACGATTGAAAAGAAGCAGCCCGGCCCGCAATACAATGATGTGAAGTTCCTGCACGATTCGTGCGGAAAGGAGGTCCCCCTCTTCATCTCGGCGGGGGACCTGTTTCAGGGTCTGTAACTACTTCGACACGTACTTCGAATACGAGCAACTAGTCGAGCTATCCCCGGCTTGGAGCCTCAGCGAAATTCGCCGGTTGACCGTGCGGGAGCGCCTGCACTGGGTGAAGTGGTTTACGGCGCAGCGCAATAGGCGAACGGCTGAGGCGGACAATGGCTGACGAAAGTACGGTGGCAGGACAGGGACCGCTCCTGGGCTGGAACAAAGCCCAGGATGCGATCTCGAAACTGGCGAAGAACGTCGAGTCCCTGAACAAGGGACTGGAGACGGCTGCCGCCAAGTTGAAGACGGTCGGCGGGGGAGCCGCCGGTCTCTGGCAGGGATGGAACAGTCACGGCTCCGGGTCCACTGGTGGCGCCCGGGGCTTTGGCATGCTCGCCAACGACGTCTGGAACGGCACCAGCAACTACGCACACGGCCATCCCAACGGCGGTGCGAGCGCTCCGGCCACGGCTCCCCGAGCTGGCGGCCAGCAGCAGCGCCTGACGACGTCCGCCAACGGTGGCGGTGCCAACTTCTCCGGCCAGACCGGCCAGGGCGGCGGAGCGGCGAACAACGGCGGCCAGGGCGGATCTGGCTCGGGCTCCGGCTCGGGAGGTTCCGGCGGCCAGGGCGGAGGCTCCGGCAACAACGGCGGACGCAAGAGCCCCTACTCCTTCAAGGGTGGCCTCAAGGACTTCCACGACTGGTCGACCAAGCAGATGGACGACCAGGTCGTCATGCAGACCACCGCCTACCAGGCAGCCCAACTGTCGGGCTCCAACTGGCACACCCTGCGCGACCAGGCGTACAAGAACAACTTCACCGCGCAGAGCACGCAGGACATCGCCCAGGCCATGACGACTCTCGCGGGATCCTCCGTGGGCTCCCCGGGCGGCGCGAACTACAACACTGCCTGGAACTACGCCAAGTCGTCCGGCTACCTCCAGCCCGGCGTCTCCGAGGCGCAGCGCACCCAGGGCATGACCAGCGCGTGGACGGCCAAGTCCTACTACGCCAACCAGGCCATCGGCATCCAGACGATCAAGAGCGGCCAGCGGCAGACCCCCCTTCAGATCGCCCAGCAGGTGATGCAGCGCTGGCCGTCGCTGAAGAACGTCAAGACCAAGGCGCAGCTCGACGAGACACTGAGCCCTGGCTCGGCCATGATGCAGTCGCTGTCGGCGACCATGGACTCCTCCACGCTCCAGCAGGTCCGCAGCGCACTGCTGGGACTGCTGACCGTGCAGATGCAGGGCGTCTCGGAGCAGTCGTATGTGTCCACGATGAACAAGGTCGGCAACGGCGACAAGTCGGCCGTCGCCCAGTTGCGCAAGTGGAACATCGGCGGGACGAACGCCCAGGCACTGTCCGACCGGGCCGGGACGCTGCGCAACCAGACCGTCAACACCAACGACTCCTACTCCGCTGGTCTCCAGACCGCGACGAAGTGGCTGGACAAGTTCAGCACCGCGATCCAGAACTTCCTCAAGGAAACCCACCTGGACTCTGCGATCGGTTATGCCGGTGGTGCTGGTTCCATGGTCGGCTCCGCTGTCGGTTCCGCCATGGGCAACTACGGCATGATGCGCGGCCTGGGCATGGTCGGACGCCTCGGTGGCTTCGGGGGCGGCTCAGGCGGAGGTCTGCTCGGTGCAGGCCGTGCGGCCCTGGGAGGCGGTACGGGTCCGGCTGCTGGCTTCGGTGCGCTCGGGGGTGCCCT